ATTTCAACTGTTTTATTCACAAATACTTGAAGGCTGAAAATCCGGTCGGAAGCGTGATATGCGCACTCTACGATTTCTTTGAGACAGTGGCACGAGGCAAACGCGTCTACATTGCGATTGATGGTCTTGTTCCATTTGCCAAAATAGTTCAACAACGATATCGTAGGTTTCGCAAACCAGATGAAGCAACAGAATTTGATAAACATCAAATATCACCAGGGACGAAGTATATGAAAGACCTTGGAGAAGCACTCAAGATGTGCTTTCCAGATTGTATTGTATCCGATACCGAAGAACCGGGTGAAGGAGAGCATAAGATATTCCGTTGGTTCCGTAGTATTCCTGAAAAAGACCGAGGAAGAATGTGTGTCTATGGATTGGATGCTGATTTGGTTCTCATTGCCTTGGCACAGAGGTCGCTTGGAAATATGGAGATTCTAAGAGAAAGAGAAGAGAGTGGATTTGCTACCATTTCAATTGATGCCTTCGCACAATGCCTTCCAATTCAAAATGTGGACGAATACATCCAGATGTGTATCTACTGTTTTGGAAACGACTTTATGCCACCGATTGCCATATTCTCTCTAAGAGAGGATGGATATACGAGAGCACTTCACTATCTACAACAGGGCAAGTTACAATACGCTGCGAAAGACGAGGAGAAGATATTGCTAAAAAGACGAAAGGACAAAGACAGTCACATTATTGCTCCTGACGCACAAGCATTGGAAGAGCGAGTTGCGCTTCATCTAATGGATGGTGTTCTTAATTGGGAAAAAGTGACCTTTGCTTTCTGGAAAACATTCTGGTGGACTTATCTGTATTTCACAACCTCAGAAGCACCGGATTGGTGTTGGTATTATCCGTATCCAGAAGCGCCTTTAATGAAAACTATCATCAACTATCCACGAATTGAAAAGACAGAGATAGAATGGGAGCATAAAGAACCACCCTATTCTATTCAACAACAACTGGAGTTTATATTGCCTGAAAAGTCGCTGGGAATGGAATGTAAGTTTCCGGATGAACTCTATGACGAACACGGGTTCGATATGCGTCATATGTGGATGAGACATTACAAATGGGAATGTGACCCTTTCATTTCTCTGCCCTGGAATCCTGCATTCGAACCTACGACGGTAATCTTCTTACCTACGCAGGCGTAATCCTTGTGCAGTAAATCGTACGCCTCCTCCACCGATAAAAGGCTTTACGATTCTTATAGGAGCAACTGGCTCTCCTGCAGGGTTTAGTGTATTTCCTGGTAAAACAACCACATCTTCTGGAATTTCAATATCAAAGTTGTTCGATCTTGGAGCTGCATAGTCATTCTCAATTTTGGACATTTCATTCAATTTTTTGAGTGCTGCTATTCCAGAAGTGTCTCGCATCATTCTCCAATGTCTGCGAATATGATTGATATACGAAACACGAAATACACTTGCAGATTTGTCTTTTACGTTATTTCTAAGAAGATCCATACATTCTTGTACTGTTCGATAAACAGGTTTATGTAACCTAGCATTCACAGCATTGTGAGCCCGAAATGTAAAATACATAAAGTCTTTTTTGGAATTCAGCATTCCTGGAAACTTAGCACGATACGATGCTAACAAATCTGTAAAATGATCCTTGCAATGAGGACACGTGATGGTATCACGAAACATATCTAACCAACTATTCATTAGTTGTCTTTCTGCTAACGATGGCATTTCTGGATAGAGAGATGCCATAGAATGGAGGGTCATCCAACCCATTGGGCCCCATACGGCTGTCATTATATTACTTTAACACAATCATCCCGGCTTCCATACCGCCCTCAAGGATCTCCTTGGCGATATGAGGTGGCGTCTTTTCACTCACTGGCATTCCTGCTTTCTTGAGCTCTTCTTTCACCTTGCGGTCAGGCATATTCTTGACCGTCTTCTTGATGTTACGACGTTTCTGCTCGATTCCCTTCTCAGTCATAATTCGCAGGGTTCCACGAACACCTGACTTTTTAAGTGGTGGTGGCCGTGCAGGATCTTTTACACCCTTGATGGTGCCCTTCAAAATGCCTTTAGGAAAGGTTCTCATTGTCCGTTTCTTTCGGGCAGCAGCAGGCATAGGGGCTGGAGCTGGAGCAGAAATGGGAACTGGTGGGGCAGTGTCTCCAATTTTCTGGATCGTGATTTTCTTGGACATACCTATTGTTAAAAAACGAATAAACTTATTTTAACAGGACAGACATCACATATACACTATGGAGTGGGAAGCCGTAAAAGCATATTTCGCAAATGGTGTCCGCAGATTAGTAGACCATCAAATTGATTCCTTTGAAGATTTCATTCGTAACAAAATACCTCTCATAGTTCAATCAACTCCACCGATAACTGTATGGCACGAACAAGATGAAACACTTAAGAAATACAAGTACGAATTCAAACTCTCATTTGAAAATGTAACCTACACCAAACCTCGTATTCAAGAAGCCACTGGCCGTGTCAAACCAATGTTGCCAATGGAAGCCCGTGTTCGTAACTTTACCTATGCTTCTCAAATGCACGCCGATGTTCGATTCATCGCAAGAACCTACAAAGGTGACCGCTTGGAATCGTATGATGAAGAATCTCGTGTCTTTGAAGGTATCTCTCTTGGAAAACTTCCAGTTATGCTTGGGTCATCTCTCTGCTTGTTGAAAGACTATCCACTCAAACCAGAAGAGTATGGAGAGTGTCCGTATGATCCAATGGGATACTTCATCATTCACGGAACTGAAAGAACAATTCTGTGTCAAGAGAAGGTTGCGGATAACCGTATTATGATCTTTCAAGCCAAGAAGTCGGCTGCAAAGACTAAGTATACCTATTCTGTGGAACTCAAGTCTCTCCACGAATCCTTTACGATGCCACCTAAGAAGTTGGAGATTCGTATGTCCTGCAAATTCAATGGATATGGATATCCGTTGTTGGCCTGTGTTCCTCGTTTCAAGGAAGACATTCCGTTGATGGTATTCTTTCGAGCGTTGGGTGTAACAACTGATAAAGAGGTTGCTAAATTGATTTGGGGATCAGCTGATGATCCTCATGTTGAAATGTTGGCTGCTTCCTTCCGTGACGCTTCTGAGATGAATATCTTTACACAAGACGATGCTGTTCGTTATCTCACTGGTCAACTTCAGTACACTACCAATCAAGAGGACAAATGTGCCTATGTCCGCAATCTACTGAACTCGGAATTATTACCACACGTAAGATTTGCAGGAGAGAATGCTGAACCATCTGTTCTTGCTGCACGAAAGGCTATCTTGATGGGTTCTATGATTCGACGATTGGTTCTAACATCCTGCAAACAGATTCCGATGGATGACCGTGATTCTTATCCAAACAAACGAGTGGTCACAACTGGGTCACTGCTTATGCATCTATTCCGTCAACTCTTTCAGAAGGTCTGTAACGATACTCGCAATGAATTCGTTCAAGAGGTCAACAACGACAATTGGAAGAAGGGAACACCAAGACCAATGGATATTCTGAATATCAACAATCTCTACAAGATTCTCAAACTCTCAACCATTGAAGGCAAACTCAAACAGGCGTTGGCAACTGGAAACTTCACAGTCCAGGGATTGGGAACATCCAATTCTACCTCGCTTTCTAACGCTACCAAGGTTGGTGTTTCGCAAGTGTTGGCAAGAATGTCTTATACTTCCACCGTCAGTCATTTGCGAAGAATTCAAACACCGGTTGAAAAGTCAGGTAAGTTATTGGCACCTCGTAAGTTACACGGAACCTCTTGGGGATTTATGTGTCCTGTTGAGACTCCGGAAGGTCATTCAGTTGGTATTGTGAAGAATATGGCGATGCTAACAAGTGTTACACAGAATATTCCATCCAATACAGTGTTACATTTCTTACAGGACTTCAATGATATTGAATGGATTAAGGCTGCGAAGGTATATTCAGGAACCGCAATCTCATTGAATGGTGTGATTATGGGATACACGAATCAGCCGAATGTGTTGGTTGAAAAATTGAGAAACGCAAAGAGAACACTGCGACTTCATCCACACACATCGATTGCTTGGCAAACGTTGATGAATATGATTATTATTGAAACCGATGGTGGTAGAGTGGTTCGACCACTGTTCCGTGTGGGTGCTGAATTTCCACCGGTTGAAAAGCGTGGAGATTGGAATGAATGGATTAAGTACTGTGTGGAATTTGTAGACGCTTCTGAGACTGAAACGTTACGTATTGCATTGAGCAAGGATGTTATAAACAGTTCGCATACTCATTACGAGATTCATCCATCGCTTATTCTGGGTCATATGGCATCTACAATTCCCTTGTCAGATCACAATCAGTCACCTCGAAATACCTATCAATCTGCTATGGGTAAACAGGCAATGTGTATCTATGCCAGAAACTATCCAAAGAGACTTGATAAGAATGCCTATGTATTGTGTTCTTTGACACGACCGATTGTGGAGACCAGAACGATGAATATTATGAAAATGCAGGAGATGCCGTTTGGTATGAATGCGATTGTTGCTATCGGTTGTTATGGTGGATACAATCAGGAGGACTCTATTATTATGAATAAGTCTTCTGTAAGACGAGGTCTCTTTCGTGGGTTGTATTACACGATGTATAAAGATGAGGAGCACCGAAATGTAGCATCTGGTCGTGAGGAGAAGTTTATGAAGCCTATGAAGCACAATACTCGTAAATTCAAGAATACCTCCTATGCTGCGATTGCGGACAATGGAATGCCTATTCTACATTCTACGATTCAGGAAAACGATGTAATCATAGGCAAAGTAGTAAATTTAAGAAATGACCCGTCTGGCTATGAATATCGTGATGCTTCTACTACTCATAAGAATTCAGAGCCTTGCCGAATTGATGGAGTGTGGCAAGATAAGAATTCAGATGGATACCCCTTCATCAAAGTGCGATGTGTCAGTGAGCGATTCCCTCAAATTGGTGACAAGTTCTCTTCGAGGCACGGACAGAAGGGAACTGTAGGTATGATGTTGGAAGAGGAGGATATGCCGTTTATGGCAAATGGATTGCGACCTGACTTGATTATGAATCCACACGCTGTTCCTTCTCGTATGACAATCGCTCAGTTGATGGAGAACATCTTCGGCAAGATTGGTGTGCGTAGAGGAACCTTGGGAGATGGAACGCCATATTCTCATATGAAGATTGAAGAGTTGAGAGCCCATATGATTGACTTGGGGTTACATCCTTATGGAAATGAGATTATGTATAACGGACAGACAGGAGAGATGATGAATGCTGAAATATTTATAGGACCAACCTTCTATCAGCGATTGAAGCACATGGTTATCGATAAGAAGCATTCAAGAGCAAAGGGGCCGATTGTATCATTGACACGACAGCCGTGTGAAGGAAGGTCTCGTGATGGAGGATTGCGAGTTGGAGAGATGGAACGTGACTGTATGATTTCACACGGAATTGCTGCATTTACGAAAGAGAGGTTGATGGATGTTTCTGACCCATTCCCTACTGGTGTTTGCAAGAGCTGTGGTACTATTGCGATAGTCAATTCCAAGGAGAACATCTTCGATTGTGGAGCTTGCGGTAACAAAACAGACTTTGTCGAGAAGACGATTCCTTACGCAATGAAGCTTTGGATGCAAGAGTTGGAAGCAATGCATATTACCCCCCATATGATTATGGGCTAAATTCGTCGCGCCGTAATTTTTTTTCCTGCCACTAAGCATACACAAAAAATGGGAGGAGGTTTGTTACAACTCGTCAGCTACGGAGCTCAAGATATCTACATTTCTGGTAATCCACAAATTACCTTCTGGAAGGTTCTCTTCAAGAGACACACCAACTTCGCAATGGAATCCATCGAAGTCACCTTCAACGGACAGGCCGACTTCAACAAGCGTGTCACTGCTATCATCAATCGTAATGCCGATTTGATGTACCGAACTTATGTTCAGGTTGTGTTGCCAACTGTTGATTTGATTGCCATCAAGACTTCAGTTGCTCGATTCCGTTGGTTGAACTACATTGGACACCGATTGATCAAGACTGTCGAGCTTGAAATCGGAGGTCAACGAATTGACCGACAATACGGAGACTGGATGCAAATCTGGACTCAGCTTTCTCAAGATGCCGGAACCATCGCCGCTCTTGATGATATGATTGGTAACACCCACGACTTGGTCTTGATGAAGGACAACCGTGGATACCAATTGGATGCCTCTTGTGCTGGATCTGAATTGACCAACACCTGTGCTCCTCGTGCCGGAACCCCAGCCCGAACTCTCTACATTCCTCTCCAGTTCTGGTTCTGCCGAAATCCTGGTTTGGCCATTCCTTTGATCGCCCTCCAATACCACGAAGTGCGTATCAACGTTGAGTTCGAGCAATGGATCAACTGCACCTACGTTGAGTTGGTGTCTGGACAGACTGCTCCTACCTCAATTCAGTCTTTGACTGCTGCCTCTTTGTACATTGATTACATCTACTTGGACACTGAGGAGCGACGTCGTTTCGCCCAACAGACTCACGAGTACCTCATTGAGCAACTCCAATTCACTGGTGCTGAATCCATCACTTCTTCTTCCAACAAGATCCAGTTGAACTTCAACCACCCTGTCAAGGAGCTTGTCTGGGTTGTCCAACGTGACTCGTATGTTGACTGCACTCCTAACCAACCTTTCATCCAAGAGGTTAACGGTATGCAGCCATTCAACTACTCCGATGACTTCACTACTGAGGGTATCGTGATGGACGTCCTTGCTCGTGGATCTTTGGGTGGTGGTGCAGCTGGAACTGTTGTCCCAACTACTTCCGATGGTCCTTCTGGTCCTTACCTCCCAGGTGTTGGAAACCAATCTGGTCCATCTCTCCAAGGTTCTTCTTGGTTGGATTCCAATATTGCTGGAGTCGGTTCAGGTGCTGCCGAACAGGAGGTTGTGTTCGAGGACACCACCAACTACTTGCTCGCCAAGGTCATCCTTGCCTCTGGAGTCAAGTGTGAAGGTAAGAACCCTGTTGAAGTCGCCAAGCTCCAACTCAACGGACAGGACCGATTCACTGAACGTGAGGGACGTTACTTCTCGGTTGTCCAACCATACCAACACCACACTCGTACTCCTTCCAAGGGTATCAACGTGTACTCCTTCGCTCTCAAGCCTGAGGAACATCAGCCATCTGGAAGCTGCAACTTCTCTCGTATTGACAAGGCTACTCTCCAACTCACTGTGTCCGTTAACACCGTGCGATCTGGACGAACTGCCCAAGTGCGTGTGTATGCCGTCAACTACAACGTGTTGCGTGTGATGTCTGGTATGGGAGGTCTTGCATACTCCAACTAAACACTGGGTATACGTGTTTATATTTTGTTAGCGTTGTGCTAACTGTGTAGGCTAGGGTTTAGCCATCATTTGAAATTGAATTTTCAGGTTCAAATGATTAGTTATATAAATGGCATTTGAAGGAGTTACGTATCGTACTGCAGGTAATTGGGTTGGAATTATTCCGGATACTAAAAATACTCCAATTAAGTATTTAGAGATTGGTGCATTTTATGGAGCTAATTTGCTTTCGGTTGCAAAAGGTTTTGGTATGCATCCAGATTCTGAGCTTCATTGCGTCGATCCTTGGATAGACTATCCAGAATATTCAGAATACAAAAATCAACAAGATTCAATTTATGAAACCTTCTGCAGAAATATTGCAAACTCTTCAAAACGTGATAAGATTTTTACTCATCGTGGATTTTCTCATAATGAAGTTGAAAAATTTCAGGATGAGACATTTGATTTGATTTATATTGATGGAAATCACGAACCAGAATTTGTATTGGAAGATGCTGTTCTTTGTTTTCGTAAGTTAAAAAAAGGAGGTTATATGATTTTTGACGATTATGGTTGGGGAGGTCCTAACTTAACTAAAAGAGGCATTGATGCATTTATGCACGCATACTACAAACGAGTAATATATATTACAACAAAGGATTCACAAGTTTTCATACAGAAAAAGTAATAAATAAAAATGAATTGGACAGCAGAGGATGTTATAACAACAGACCGTTATCTTGCAGCTTTTCCAAATAACTATTACAAAACAGATGTCTTTTATTATGGGCAAATTGTTTGGCGTGGTAGACTACATAAATTTAACAATGCACTAAACTTTTTGAAATCAAATACAACTAAAATTGTAGCAGGTCATTCAGATCTTCCTATCACGGATTCGATTGTAAATCAGTATCCATATTCGAAGTGGTTCTGTGTGAATAAGCAAACTCCAAAAGTAAGAGGATTGCCATTAGGAATAACAAATGATTGTAACGATAGTCCAATTCATCGTATTTATGGAAACATTCCAATGATGGTAGAAGTAGCGTCTGAACCACGAGATATTCAGAACCTGTTGTATGCCAATTTTTCATTGGACACTTATCCTGCAGAACGTATGCCTTTGATGAATTATTTGAGGGATAAATCTTGGGTAACAGTTGAAAGCTCAATATCAACTATGGAAGGTCGTAGAAACTACCTGCAGAGTATTCGAAATCATACATTTGTTGCTTGTCCTCGTGGAAATGGAGTAGACACACATCGATTGTGGGAAACGCTTTATATGGGAAGTATACCAATCGTAATACGTGATATTGCGCATTCTGATTGGATGGATTTACCAATTCTTTGGATCAATTCTTGGGAGGAAGTTACAGAACAGTATCTGCTTGATATGGAAAAAATCATAACAGGTAGAAGTTGGAATATGGAAAAACTTAAGGTTGGATATTGGATTAATTACATTAAAAATACATCAAATTGAAATGGTCTTCATAATGTTGTTGGTTTTGAACATCTAACCTAATTATTTTATATTTTAAATTTGGATAACGTTGTCTTAATGCATTTTCCAATGCATCAAGAGAGTGATTTGGATAAGTTAAAACACAGGTTTTGTATCCATTTGCTTTTAATTTTCGAATACCGTTATCGACTGCATATGATGTTGAATAACAGTTCCATCCAAGAGAAATTCCTTCGCTCATTTAATTAGGTTCTCTACTATATTCCAAATCTTTTCACGAATTTTGATATCAACACTTAAGAAGGAAAGAGTCTTTGCAATAAGACAAGCTGTCACACTATTCAAATCTTCAATACTGAATCCTCTTTCCAATACTTCTTTTAAGAATACTGATTTCAAAGAATCCATATATTCAACATCTTGTTCGATTCCATTGAGAATACAGTCAAACCCTAAAATAGATTGATACATCTTTCCAAAATCAGTAAGGGAATCTCCATTTGTAGTAAGTTTTCCAAATATATCTCCTTTCATATCCAAAAATACATTTGTACCCTGCTTTGTCATTAATGTATTGCTGAACCAAGCATCTCCGTGAACTACAGAAGCAAGGACCGTGTTTTCATTTAGTATATACGACTTAACTCTACTATCAATAATTTTTACTACTTCTTCCGTGTTATCAAATGGGTAATCGTTCTTGTTTTGAATACGTTTAATAAGTTTGCCCATATAGTTATTGTACACATCCTCTTTTGCAATTGTTACTGGAATACCTGTATAATTATGCATACGGTCCAAATCAGCAACCATATTTCGAATGTGTTTTGGAGAAAGCAATTTATCCTTTAAAATATCGAATAACGTAAATCCATCTACAAATTTAAGCCTCAATGTTCCAGGACTTCCATCTATAAAAGTAGGAAACAGAGAAGAAAGAGGTGTATTTTGAATTGTTCGATAAAAGAATATTTCACCATTCATTGAATCTGCAGGCCCCTTCTTCGTGATTTCATTACCATTTCTGTAAACAACATTGAATTTATTGCTTGAACTTTCAGGAATTTTAGAACGAGCATATTTTTCAGTAAGATGACTGAATCCTATAGAGTTAAATAAATTGATATATGGATTGAATGCTCGGTCATCAATGTAGATATCTGCCTGTGGTTTTCCAAAATATATTTCATCATATGGAACATTGTACTTATCAAGTGTTTCAAAGGTA